TTCTGGGATTTATTGTTATTTTTGTAAACAATTTAACAAAAACTAACATGGAATTTACTCAATTTAAGTTTAACTTGTTTAAACAGGAGTATGACAAAGCTGTTGCAGAAAAACAAAAATCTTTTATGTTTGAAGAACAGGAAATACTAACAGACTACGCTAAATATGTAGTAGAGCATTTGACAGGTGAGTTCACAAAACAAAACAACCAAGTAGAAAAGGCAAAAAACATTCTTGAAAACGCAGGATATTTTGTTAGAAATCTTTGGCATGTGGATGATGTATTTTACAAATACAAATGTTCAGACCCTGAATTAGCTCAAAGCATATTAAATAACGCATTGACAAATGAAGCTACCATGGAGCAGATATGGTATGCAATTGACCACGCAGCATTGCAAGAAAATTTAGAACCATCAGAAGACGCTTAAAATATTTTTAAATAAAAAAACTATGAATGAATTTATATGTAGTGTGTGTGGTACTAAGTACCGCTCACCAGAATTAACACCTCCTCCAGGAATAAAGTGGAGTGATGGACATGTATGTACACCTAAACCTGTAAACAATGGAAAATGAGTTTAACCAAGAAGAATGGTCAGCAAAGATTAGAAAAGCTTCTGCTGAAATAGATGGACAAAATCCAGAAAAGTTTCATCCTGCTTTTAATCATCCAGGTACAGGTGAAATTATGTTACCTGGAGAAGGTTTTATAGTTTACAGAGTACCAATGGATATGTGGTATGATTACCATGATGCTAAGTATAACACTAAAATGGACAGAACATGAATAAAGAATTTATACCTTATGAACAAGCTCTAGCTCTTAAAGAGTTAGGCTTTGATGAGCCTTGCTTAGCAAAACATGATTTAAAGCACATTCTGTTAAGAGTAGAAGAATGTAAAAGTCAAGAAAATGCACAAGAATTTGATTACATCTTAGCACCACTCAAACAACAAGCATTTAGATGGTTTAGAGAGAAACATAATTTACATCCAAGTATTATGTATAATGGTATTGGACAATATGATTTTACATTAAAAGGTGACTGGTCAGGTAGAATTTGGGATACCTATGAAGAAGCAGAACAAGCCTGCCTAGATAAATTAATAGAAATCTGTAAAACTAAGTAACATGCACATATTTAATTTTGCACTATACACATTAATACTAAGTCATAATCCATGTGATATATTCAAGTATTATCAAGTATCAGAGATGCACGGTCTTAACCTTGCAGATTGTGAAAAGCACACCAACAATACAGAACAAGCTTATATAACTGGTTGGTGTAATCTATCTCCTAAAGATAATAAACCATTTGTGTTTATTAACCTAAGTAGATGTACAGATGATGTAGTAACCACAGCAACTGTGTTCCATGAGATGATGCACCTAGCAGGTATTGAGTATGAAGGTTGCTGGGATTCTGATGAAGAGAATATGATAACCTTTGCAGAGAATGAGACCTATAAAGTAGTAGAACTAATCAAACAGAAAAAGTAATATGCAGCACAAAATAATAAACACAGGAGATTATCTGCTAATAGTAGATGATTCAGAGATTAAAGATGCTTGTTATGTATATAAAAATCATGAACAAGAAATAGGAAAAGGTATATTTTATATTCCTAATGATATTGATTTTAAAGCTTTTAATGCAGAAAAAAGTAATACCTATATTATAAAAGCACACTTACCACTCAATAACTCACCAATACTTGAAGGTGTACCTCTTTTGCCACCAATTGAAGATGATAATATACATTTTGGAGATTTAAGAAATGTAGATGTAGATTCTTTTATGAGTGGCTACAACAAAGCCAAAGAGAAGTATAAGTACACAGAGGAGGATGTTCTTGATGCTTGGGAATTAGGAGCTTCAGAAGGACTACCATTAACAAGGGAAAAAAAGAATAATTTAATTAAGCACCTACAACAACCAAAGATGCCTGTTATGTTCAAGTGTGAGATGGAAAAACCAAGTAGTAGTTTTGGTGCACACATGGCTAGTTTCTTTGGTCAATCAATACCTAAAACAATAACCAACTCACAAGGTCTTATTCAATGGGTAGGAGAATATATTTATTAAACAAACAAGACTAATATGGAAGATATAACAATAAAATCTGTAACACATTGCCCAACTTGTAATAGTGAATGTAAAGTAAATGGTGGCACTACACAATATTATGTTCCTGTTAAGAAATACACAGAGGAAGATTTAAGGAAAGCATTTTATTATGGTGGTAAATCTGCAATAGATGAATATGGTTCATTTGAAACTTATATTAACTCACTAAACAAACAAGGCTAATATGAAAACAAAATTATTAATAGCAACAGGTAATGGATGGCACACTGAAGATGGATTTGAAATAGATCTACCTTTTATGCCACATATAGGTATGCAAATAAGACTTAATGAAAAAAATATGGCAGAGTGGGAAAAGATGTTATATGAATCTAATAACTTTAATATGTATGCTGAAGATTATGGATTTGGTAGTAATGTAGAAGATGTATGGAAATTAACAACAGAGCAGTGTAGAAAAATATTTACTAATGGTTTCAATACAAAAAGAATACCTTATTTTAGTATAGAGGATGTTTTTCTTGTTGATGCTGTATATTTTAAACAAGGAGAAAAGAATAAAGATTCTGATGTATTATATGTAGTAATGTCTAATAGTCTTTAATAAACATGGTAGAGAAAGTAACTAGAAAGTCTATGCTCATCAGACCTAGTGGTAGGTCAACTGATTTTATCTCACCTAGCTTTGGGCATGGTTGTTTGTATAACTGTAGTTATTGCTATATGAAAAGACATAAACCAGAAGGTTTAGATATAGCAACTAACACAGAAGATATACTCACAGCTATTGACCATCATGCTTGGTTTGCTACAGTAGAGAAACCTAACCAAACACATGAGAAGTATATTACTTATGACATCTCATGCAATGAAGACTTTGCTTTACATGCAAAACACCATGAGTGGGAGAAGATATTTGCATTCTTTAGAGATCATCCTATTGCTATGGGTAGTTTTGCTACCAAGTATATGAATACTAAGTTTGTAAACTTTGATCCAAAAGAAAAAATAAGGATCAGATATAGTCTTATGCCTCAAAAATATGCTGATGTTCTTGAACCAAACACTACTAGTATAGCAAACAGAATACTAAGTGCTGGTAATCTTATGTATAATGGTTATGATGTGCACTTTAACTTTAGTCCTGTAATAGTAACAGATGGGTGGTTAGATGAGTATAGATACCTATTTCATATGTTGGATAGATTTTTTAGAATAACAGATGGAGAAAAACAAATAAAAGCAGAAGTAATCTTTCTTACACACAATGATGGTAAGCATCAGTACAATTTGACAAATAAACTACCAGGAGAAGATTTACTTTGGAAACCTGATATACAAGAAGGCAAAGTATCTCAGTATGGTGGAGAGAATATTAGGTATAAACATGATCTTAAAGCTGAATACATAAAACAGTGGACAGAATTACATGATGAAATAATACCTTGGAATACAATTAGATACATTTTTTAACAAAACGCTGGTGGGGTAAGCGATGCAACAGAATGTCCCATTCATACTATATTGTAGTATGTTGTAAAGGTTGCAAATAGTCAGGTGGCGGAATTGGTAGACGCTGGGTATGTAAAAAGCTATTACATAGACAAGAAAATTCACTACGGTAGTATACAGGTTCGAATCCTGTCCTGACTACTGACAATAACAACTCTGGGGTCAGGGTTTTGTTGGTACCGAAAGGTATGTGTTTTCAACGGTTCGAGTCCGAGTCAGGTAGAGTAAAAGTAACTCGTGGGTGATGATGTGTAACATAGTAATATGTGAAGTCAAAAGACCAAGAAACAGGGGCAGTACCTGTCCTGACTACGAATCAAGAATCAACTAATCAGAGTAAGAAATGGTAGGTGAAAGTATGTTTTAGATGAAAATCTTTAATAAAAATCCAGTTCCGTAAGCGCCAGTATTTTTTGAAATTCTTGTTGACTACCAAGAAAGATTGGGATACTCCAAAACATTGAGGAGTTTAAATAAAATATACGCAGTAATGTGTAACGTGTTGTTCCCTTGAGCAAGGAATATTCTGTGAAGAAAATAGCAGAATTTTTACAACGCGAATGAGTGCTCAGCTTGACCCTACTTATACATCAGTGAATAGTGAACAAACCAGAAATACTCTTAGTAATAAGATGTTATGCTGCTGTCACTTCCCACAATGCTTTTGGTATAAAAGGGTGCTAAAACTATGTAACTAAAATCCGTGCTATAGGTTGCCTGCAGGGAATAGATCTGTTGACACTGGGAAAGACTAGGTTAATTTAAACAAAACAAAAATGAAAACAGCTACAAGAAAAAAAACAAAAACAATCACTGAAGTTGTCATAGGACACGTTGGTGTAGATTCAGGACAATTAATGATTTGTGATCCATGCTATATTGATAGCGAATGGGAACATGAAGATTTTGAAGACTTTAGAGTGCATGAGCACAAAGTGACAAAAGAACGCTTGACGTTTGGTAAAGATTTTGGAAACTATGAAGAAGTTATACATAAGTATGGTAAGAACATGAATCAATTACTTGAAACTGATGAATGGATTGATGTAGAAAGACCTGCTTCTAAGTATGGATTTAGCTATAATGCTTGTGCAAAAGCAACATTATCTGAACAAGGACATGGTGAACTTAGATTTAGACTAGGACATGCTGGTGCTGGTTTAGCATTTGGAACAGCGTATGGCGATGGTGTGTATCCTGTCATTGCTACATACAAAAAAGGCGTAATAAAATCTGTAAGAGTTGAATTTTTCTAAGAGATGTAGAAATAGCAACAGAAAAGATAAGAGAGTATTTTAATGAATTAGTATTACAATGAGTACAACGTATAACCTAGAATTGCAAAGTGCAATAGAAGATTTTAAATCTGATTGTAACAGATTAGGTCAACATTTAATAAAAAATGTAAAGTCCTTACCTGTTACTGTAGCATTTTTAATACAAATGCCTGACAACAAATTTGCATGTGCTGTAATGGGAGATGCAAATGATTTTTATGATAAAAACAACAAACAAAAGTTTGTTAATTACATGCAGACAATGATTAAAGCAGCACGACCTGTTGCGTTATGCATATTGTCAGAAGCATGGATGGTAAAACGTGACAAAGACAAAGTTAAAGATTTCAACATTGCTGTTTCTAAAGAACCAGATAGAAAAGAAGTTATAATTGTACAGATTGAAACATTCAAAGATGCTTCTGTTTATATCTATGACATAATTAGAAATGGTGATGATATAGATTTAAAACTTGATGTTGACCACGCTGAAGTAGATAAGAAAAATACAGATGGTATTTTTTCAAACTTACTTAAAGAAAACTATGACAAATTACATGAAGAATTCATGAGCAACATTAACAAATCTAAAAATTAAAAACATGGACATTGCAATCAACAAAAAACATTATGTTCTTAAAGAAGAATTTGTAAACAGCGATGGAGTTACAGAAACTGTAAAAGTAAATCTTATGATAGATGAAACTAATAAAACATATGAAGTTACTCCTGGCGATAATCAATCTGAATTTGTTTTCAAATCAAGATCATTAGCCAAAGATGTTGGTCCTAAGTGGGCTGCTATAAGTAAACTGATATATAGCGCAATTAGTTTTGCTAATACAGATTTAGGTATTACTACAACAGATTAACATGGATTATGAACTGAATTTGTTAAAGCAAAGGTTTCATGAAGCAACAAGTTCATTGACACTTGCACAGTGGCGTATAATCAGAAATCAAGATTACTTTTTATCTGATTATATGCCACCAAAAGAGGCGCTTATACATAAACTTGAAAGGGTAATGTATTATAAGCAGAACAAAACTATTAAACCTTATAGTCCTGCAAAAGTAAAAGAAATGGCAGATGAATTTGAAAGTAAAAACAAAAAATCAATTTTATGAAAAAGTTAGTAGTAATAAGCTATACTGATGGAAAAGTAAATGTTTATCCATATGACGAAAACATATGGGAATCACCAGAAGATTATACTGTAGATGGTTCTCATGTTATTGACAGCAACTGTTGCTGGATTGTAGTAGATGATTTAGAAATTAAAGTTCATTAGTATGTCACATCCATTGCACCATAGTATTTCCTCTGTTAAGAAATGGGGAGGAACAGTAGATGACTATTTACCAATTCATAGTTGGTTTGATGAAACAAAGATGCATTATCCTGACATGCGTCACAGAGCATTACGCCATCATGCAGAAGGTATCTTCTGGTGTGAAGAAAAGTTTGGCGTATACATTGTCAATTCTAATGGTAGACAGGTTCCTGTTAGAGCCATTGGTGAGCAACACTGCATAGAAGATATAGGATTTATTCCTACAATCAAAGACTATTTGGATAATATGAATATAGTCAACTGGATGTATAAGCCAGGCGAAGGCAGAAAAGTTCTCAAAGAGATAGAAAGAGAAAAGTTAGATTTTATTAATAATGAAAAAGCAAAATTGCCATGAAAAAAGATGAAACTGAAACGTTAGTAAAAAAAGTAATAGAATGGTGTGACAAGTTAGCAAATGAAGGAAAAGAAGTTGTAATTGGATGGGAAGGTGGTGGAGATAGTGGTTGGATTTATATGCAAGTTGATGGAGAAGATGTGTCTAATGATAAAGAAGTTGAATGGTTAACAGATAGAATGTATGAAGTTCTTGACTATGGTTCATGGGCTGGTGAATACAGTGCTTCTGGTACAGCTACCTATGATCCAAAAACTAAAATGTTTGAAGGAAATGATTTTTATAGTGAAGATGCAAGTGATACACTTAATTTAGAACCTATAGATAAAGTGATTCAAATTAAAGTTCCTAAAAAGTATCATTATGATAGAATTTCTATAAATCTTGATGATTGCAATGATGGTGCATCAGCTACAATTACACCAATTGTAAGAAATGGAATAATATCAACTGAACTTGTACAATGTCTTAATGAACAAGAAGCTCCAATTGGTGAGCAAGTATATCAAATATTCAGAAAAGACATGAATTCTGATATAGATATTGTTTCTAGTTCTCAAACAGAAGAATTTAACAAAAATGACTTTGCTAAAGAGACAGAAACTCACTATATTTATGAGATTACGTCATTGAGTTACAATTATAACGATGGAACTGATAGAGATGTTTGTATTAACCTAAATGATTACATAAATGACTAAGAAAGAATTTTTAAAACAGGACTTCAGAGTAGAAGGTGTTAGTGTTTCACCAGAAGATGCCATGCGTATATGGAAAAAAATACACAAAACTTATGACAATTTTTATGAGCAAATTATTAAACCTACTAATAATGAGTTTATGAATGAGATGGCAATGCATATCAAAAAAGAATGGGATAATGTTAAAGACATTACCTCTACTGATGCATTTGCACTTAAAAATGTTGAACTTAGAAGATTGTATTTCAAAGCAATTGGTGTCATTGAAATGTTTAAAGAAATGGAACCAACATTAGTTGATACAAAAACTCTTGTTAAAAATGGCTATCGTTGGGATGAAAACAATGTAAAAGTTCCATATGAAATCAATGACAAATATGAGTTATACAAAATAGATGGTTGTAAACTATATCCTGAAGAAAGTTCTTCTTGGCGTACAAGCAATGCCACAGTATATGCTGTTCGTTGTTGGTGTAGTACTACTGATCGAGAGTATTGGATTTATGTTCCAAGAAATGTTGGTGAAGAAGGAAATGCACTTAACGCTATAGCATGGACAGTAAGATTGAAACATACAAATCCTAAGTCTATTATTAGACAAGGTGATGTTATTTTGTATGAGTTATCTTCTGAAAGTAAATTATTAGAAAACAGATGGGGTAGAGAGCAATTTCATCATTTAACAGGTAAAGAATATACAGATTTAATAATTGCAACAACATGAGTACAGAAACAAAAGAAGCAAAAAAAGTATTTGGTTCCACAAGAGAACTATTACTTACACCAGGTGGTGCTGATAACAAGCACATTATGAAAAGTTCTCAGTATTTTGAGCATATACCTCTTAATGAGGATGGTCAACTTATTGAATTAAAAATCATGAAAGGTGAAGCAGTCATAACACATGACGAACATGACAAAGTAGTTTTAACAAAAGGTCACTATGTAAAAGCAAATCAAGTAGAATTTGATCCTTTTGATAATAGTGTATCTTATGTGTTTGACTAAAACATGTATAACAGAAAAGGGGACCCTAAAGTCCCCCAATCTGTAACATCAAATTGTAATATATGAACAAGAGGATCGAAGAAATCCTGAACAAATATACTGTTTATTATTACACAACAACAATTTTAACAAACATTTTTATAAATTTGTGTATGAGCACACTACATTTAAAAGTAAAGAAACTTAACAAGAACGCAGTAACGCCAAAGTTTGCAAAACCTGGAGATGCAGGTATGGATTTAACAGCTATTTCAAAAGAAGCAGATACTAACAACAATATTGTATATGGAATAGGTATAGCGCTTGAGATTCCTGAAGGATATGTTGGATTAATTTTTCCAAGAAGCAGTAATAGTAAACAAGATTTATTGTTATCTAATTCTGTTGGAGTTATTGACTCTGGTTATAGAGGAGAAATCATTGTCAAATTCAAAAAAACAATATCTCATGCAAACAGTTATACCATTGGCGAACGCGTAGCTCAATTAGTATTAATGAAACTTCCAGTTGTTCATATAGAAGAAGTAACTGAACTATCCACTAGTGAACGTGGTGACGGAGGATTTGGTAGCACAGGAAAATGAAACCTATTCACAATGCTAACATATCATTGTACATTAGAAAGTTTGGCGTAGCTTTTCTATTTGAGAAATTACCATTACTTGAAGACTATACTTATAAGTTAAGTTTTCAATTTTTATGGTTAGAAGTTTCTATACTTTTGATGTTAAAACCAAGAAAAAGATGGAGCAGATAAACCTTAACAGTGGACAAATTGAAATAATAAGTCCCTATGGAAGAGTGTACTTATACACTCACAACTATGCTAAAACTTTAGTGTCTGATGTTCATAGAATATTATCTAGAAGAAAAAGATGGGATGATCCTGATTATCTTTCAAGAATGATATTTTGTGAAATGATACCTGCAGAATTCTGGGAATCTGATACAGGATTTGGCATTGGTACGCAGATGTATACAGATGTAAATCTTCTCGTAAGCATTGACACAGTGCGTCAAACCATATCTATTAGCAGTTATGGTAGTGGTGTTGATGACATGAAAATGACTATCTTGGATTTTGTTGAAAACTTTTACAAAAGCGCAGAGCTATAATTTTCAACAAGTATAGCCATATAGTACAATAATTATTTTAATTTTTAGTATATTTGCAATAGCAGTCAAGGTTAAAATTATTAACTTAGAACTTTATTATTAAAGTTTGCTGATATGTTGTACCAACTTAAAAATGGTAGATGTATTGAGCTGACAGTTGAGCAATATTTAAGAATGTCTGATGAAGAATTAGAATCATTAGAATTTACTCCTTGGAGCATGCGTGTAGAGGATCCATTTGCAATCAGTGTATTGTATTATGGACCATCTAGTGTAGATGAAGAGGATGTTGATGATTATGGTGAGTTTTACGAAGAAGATCTTACTGATATTCCTAATGAAGAAAAATTAACTGACAGTGATTTCATTGACATTGACAATATTGAAACCTGAGACTGCTTGCAAAAAGAACAGATATGCAAGTAAAACTAAAAACATGTGCTGGTTGTAACTTAGAAAAAGTTATATGGAAAAACTATCTAGGTAACAAATACTGCAAAACCTGTTGGCACGCAAAAGAAACTCCTAAAGTGCCTTCAAACAAAAAAACAATTAAACCCAAATCTGACAAAATGAATGTGCTTGATGTATTATACAGCAAGTTACGCAAAGAGTTTTTAAATAAACCTGAAAATGCTACATGCAGAGCAAAGTTGCATGGATGTTTAGGTGTATTCAAAGAAAATCTTACAATACACCACACTAAAGGAAGAGGAAAGTATTATTTAGATACAACTACTTGGATTCCTTTATGTTTGTCTTGCCATGAATGGGTTACAGTTCACAGTAAAGAAGCTATTGAACTTGGGTTAAGTAAATCAAGATATTAATGACTGTTTTTTTAAAATTTGTCATATATTTGTAAATACTAAAGTTAACTAATAATGACAACCTTGTTAGAGTTTTTTGGACATGATATTGAAATTCTTCAAAAAACAGGAGTGTATTCTATACATCATGTTTATGATTTAACAAAAATTTATGTTGGAAGTACTTCTTCCACCAAAAAAGGAAATAAACATGACAGAAATACGCATCATGGTTTTTATAAAAGATTTTATGATCACATTCGCGCTTTGAAAAATGGAACACATCATTCAAAGCATTTGCAAAATGTAGTTAACAAGCACGGTATAACAAATCTGAAATTTACCATTCTTGAAATATGTGAAAATTGCACAAAAGAACACATTTTTAAAAGAGAACAACATTTTATAGACACGTTGAGTCCTTCTTATAATTGTTTTAAAACTGTTCATCCTCAAGGAAGATCATGGACAAAACATGAAAAGGAACTATTAAGCTCAAAAATGAAAGGTGTAAGTTTACCTGAATTTGTTTATGAAAAAATTAGAAAACCCATTTATCAACTTACTTTATCTGGTGATTTAATTCAAAAACATCCATCAAGTGCTGCAGCATCAAGAATATTGAATATTGATGCTAGCTCAATATCACATTGTGCTCGTGGTAAGAGAGAAAGTGCTGGTGGTTTTAAATGGTGTTACACTCACCCAACAGAAGCAAGAGAAATGAATTTATCACAATCAAAATTAACGTAAAATGAAAAAATTTGTTGGCTATTATATCATTGGCGCTGCTAATGATCAAGATGCACAAGACGAAAAAGGACTATTATTGTGGTCCACAAAAAAACCTGGAATAATCACTAGACTATTTAACAAGTGGTTATTGAACTTGTATTGGGTAGATAAAGAAAAAGAACTTGAAGAAAAAGGATTCAGGCAACAAAGAAAAAACAATACTCAAATTTACAAAGTTTCTCCACCTAATACTCATGATAATGAAAAAACGAGATTTAGTTCAAGAAGAGGCTTTAGAGGCAACAAAGAACAAGCGTAAAGCTGGTTTAGGTATTTCTGTTGGTGTTGGTAAAACATTAATAGGTCTTAAATACTTAGATGAAATGCATGCATCTTGCATGTTTAAGCGCTATCTTATTGTTGCACCAAAAGTTTCTATTTATAAAAGTTGGATTGATGAGGCAGACAAACATGGTCTGTCTTATCTGCTTCCACACATAGAGTTTACAACATACAGATCATTACCAAATGCTGAAAAGAATTATGATGCTATTATACTAGACGAGTGTCACAGTTTAAAGTTTACTCATGATTTTTGGTTAGCAACATTTGGTGGTAGAATACTAGGTCTTACTGGTACTCCGCCACGCTACAAAGTTTCTGAGAAAGGACGCATGGTAGAAAACTTCTGCCCAATAGTATATTCTTATATCACTAATGATGCTGTAGGTGATGAAATTCTAAATGACTATAAGATCATTGTGCACATGATACCACTTGATAAAGAAAAAACCATGAAAGTTAAAAAGCGAGATGGTGGATTTTTTATGAACAGTGAAGAAAATGCTTATGCATACTGGTGCAACAAGCTTGCAAAACCAATGACGCCCAAAGATGTACAGATGACACGAATCATGCGTATGAAAGCGATGATGGGTTTCCCATCAAAGGAAAAATATGCAAAGAGATTGTTAAACATGATACACGAAAAGTGCATTGTGTTTTGTAACACTACTGAGCAAGCTGATTACGTTTGTGATAAAAGTTATCATACTAAAAATCCTGATAGTGAGTTGAATCTTCAGAGTTTTAAATCTGGTAACACGTTAAAGCTTTCATGTGTTCAACAACTTAATGAAGGTGTTAATATTCCTGAATTACGTTCTGGTATTATTCTTCACTCATATAGTAATGAACGTCAGAGTACTCAGCGTATAGGAAGACTTCTTCGCCTTAATCCAAAAGACAAAGCAACTATACACATACTAGCGTATAAAGATACTGTTGATGTGGATTGGGTTGAGAATGCTCTTAAAGACATAGATCAAGATAAAATTGTTTACACAGATTCTAGCACTTATGCATAATGTAACACTTAAAGTAAAATTGCAACCTGATGGTTCTTTGATACCTGCAACTCCTGCTGATGTAGGTAAAATAAAACTATTTATGATAGGTATAGATAAATCAATTCCTCATGATGTTGATTGTTATCTTACTATTGTTGTAAATGCTGATGACAAAACTGCTGGACAATTAGCAAAAGTTCATGCACTTATTAGAGAAATATCAAATTCTACAGGACATACGTTTGAAGAAATAAAAGCAATCATAAAAGAAAGAGCTGGCTTAATGACCAGCTCTAAGTTTAAGAGTTTTGCTGACTGTAATAAGAAAGAAATGTCAGACGCTATTGAACAATGTATTAATTTAGGAAATGAACTAGGTATATATCTGTATTAATCAGTTTCACCTGCACGTTGCTCTGCTTTCATGATTAATTCGCGAGCTTCTGCAATAGTCATTTTATCAATAAAGTTATTATCACGTGCAGTTTTTTCAAACTCTTTACACAAGATTAATAATGTTTCATACTGATAAATCCAAGGTTCTGCTGATGAATTTTTTTCTGATATTTTTTTGTGAGCCTCTTGAATAGCTTGTGCAGACTTGCCTTCAAGTATATGTGAAATAACTTGTTGGATGCGTTTGTAATAGCCTGTGCTCATTTTAATTGACACAATAGCATCTTCTTTGATGATATCAATTAGTTGATCATCTGAACCTGCTGGTAATTGAGTTTTTACTTCTTCTGACATAGTATAAAATTTAAAGTTTAATAATTCAAAGTTAAAAAATTTATGGAAAAAACATCACAAAAGAAAAAATTAAATCCTGAAGAAGTTGGTCTTGTAATGTACAAACTTCTAAAAGATTCTAATACTGGATGGCACAATCTTCTTAAAGGATTTTTATTGTCTGATGATTTTATTAATATAATAAAGACACTTGAAAATCTGGTAAATGATAATAAAAGATTTACGCCACCTTTGAGACACGTGTTTAGAGCGTTTACAGAATGTCCATTAGATAAGCTATCTGTTGTGGTTGTAGGACAAGACCCTTATCCGCAATTAGGTGTAGCTGATGGCATTGCATTTAGTTGTAGTATCACAAACAAAAGAGAAGCATCTCTTAGATACATTCAAAGTGCTATAATAAAAACAGTGTACAACAATGAGATTGACATTAATACCATGTCTAATGACTTATCTGTATGGTCAAAGCAAGGTATTCTTATGCTAAACACAGCATTGACAACAGAGGTTGGCAAAATAGGTAAGCATTATGATATCTGGGATCCTTTTATAAAGTATCTTATAGACATGCTCAATAATGATTCTTACATATGGGCACTACTTGGCAAAAAATCTCAAGACTTAGAAGAATTATTGAATGACAAGCAGCTTATTCTTAAAGCTAGCCATCCTGCATCAGCAGCGTATGCAAAACAACAAGAATGGAATTGCAATAACTTGTTCAATAACATCAATATAGCTCTTGAAGGACAAAATCTACCAAAAATTATTTGGTAAAAAGTTAGTTTTTAAGTAAATTTGTAACATCAAATTGTAGTAATGTCTAAGATAACCTCAGATAGTGGCTTCACAACGCCACAACCCAAAAAACCATGGCGAAAATATAGTGAAATCCTAGAGGAAAGTCTTTTATATGTGGCTAAAAGAGCTAGAAAAGAAATCAAGTCTCTTAAAACTTCATGGAAAAGCTTTAACTCTATTGGATTGAATGGTGTAGAATGGCAATCTTTATATGTATTGGCTGCAAGACCAGGTGTTGGTAAAACTTTAATTTCTGCAACTTTGGCAAGAGACCTGCAGGAACTAAACAAAGACCAAGACTTTAATGTCTTGCATTTTCAATTTGAGATGTTAGGGAGAAATATGGGTGTGCGTGAGCTATCCGCATCCAATAACCTTGACATCAGATACCTGCAATCTGCAGATGATGACGGTATGCCTCCTTTGAGTAAGGGGGATTATGAAAAACTTGATCGCTATGTAAAAGCTCAAAATGAGAGAAACGAGTATGTTGTTGACAGACCAATGAATGTTTCTCAAATGTTTGACACAATCAAAAACTTTTACGATGAGCACAAGAAACCTTTTGTGGTTACATTAGACCACACCTTATTGGTAAAACAGTCTGCTGCAGAAAACAGCAAACAACTTACATTGCAAAATCTTGCAACAATGCTTACTGAAGTAAAGAATAGATATCCTGTTACGTTTATCATTCTTACTCAGCTTAATAGGGAAATAGATGACGCAGAACGTCAAAAGCCAGGTAAGTTAGCAAACTTTCCTACAGAAGCTGATGTGTTTGGTAGTGATTATCTATTGCAATGTGCAGATGTAATGGTAGCGTACAATAGGCCAGCCAAGTATAACATAACCAGGTATGGGCCTCAGAAGTACATCATTACCCCTAGTGACAAATTCTTACTTGCAGCGCATGTTCTCAAAAACAGGTTTGGAGAGACAAGCATTCAATGGTACAGAGCAGATTATGCAAAGATGTCTGTTGTTGAAACAGTAGAGCCAATAAAAGAACCATTTAGTAAATAAAAAAGTTAACAAATGAGTAATTTTAAAAGCGCAGAACAGCCCAAAAAGCACATCAAGGAAATTACAACTGAGTATTTTTCTTTTTGGCAACCTTACTTTGAAAGTGTAGACATTGCTTCTCCTAAGTTTGGTGCTAAGCTTTGTTACATGGGTAAAGAGTTTGGAGAAGAAAGAGAAGAGTGTGTACGTTTTTGGCCAAGTGAACTATCATCTGGCAAAGACTTTTATGTAGAGTTATTTAATTGGGATCATGAACATTATGATCGCAGTCACAGAAAGCTTTACAGATTAGTCAGCAATCTTAATTGGAAACTTAATGGTAAGAAGTATGTAGAAGTTCCCAGTGATGGTAAAACTTCAGCAACTTATGCTGTTAAAATTTCTGATTTAGAAATGGTAAATGCTACACCAATAACTGCAGCATATGCTGATGTTAATAACAAAGTGCATTATGCAGAAGTTGGAGATGATGAGCCAATGTTTGATGACTTGTTTACAGAAAAAGAAGATGCGCATTATAGTTCTATGACTATGCGTGATCATTACTGTATAACACACAATGTACCTCTCTCAAACAAAAAATGGTTAAATGAATTAATAAAAACAGCAACTGCATGGCAACAGAAAAATCAGAAGTAAAATCTGGAGGCTTTGTGCTTCCAACCCAGAAAGTAAAAGCAGAAACCAAAAGTCCAAAAAACATGGTGATATTCAGCAAGCCAAAAGTGGGTAAAACCACCTTGCTATCCCAGTTAGATAATTGTCTTATCATAGATTTGGAAGATGGTAGTGATTATGTAGATGCTTTAAAAATTAAAGCGCATACTGTAGCTGATATAGTAACAATAGGTAATATGATTATCAAAGCTGAAAAGCCTTATAAGTATATTGCACTAGACACAATCACTGCGCTAGAAACCATATGCATTCCTTATGCAGAAGAGCTTTATTCTAAAAGCTTAATGGGTAAGAAATGGTTTACAGAAGGTAAACAACAGTATGGTACAATCTTAAACATGCCTAATGGTGCAGGTTATCCATGGTTAAGACAAGCCTTTGAAAAAGTGCTTAATTATATTAAAACTCTAGCTCCACATGTAATCTTTGTTGGTCATATCAAAGATACAATGTTAGAGAAAAATGGTGCAGAGTTTAACTCTCTTGATCTTGATTTAACAGGTAAATTAAAACGTATTACAACGTCAAATTCTGACGCAATAGGATACATTTACAGAAAAGGTAAGAAAAATATTCTTAGTTTTGTTACTACTGATGAAATTGCTTGTGGCGCACGTCCAGAGCATTTAAGAAACCAAGAGATAGTTATATCTGAAACATCTGAGGATGGTACAATTAAAACACATTGGGATAAAGTTTACATTGATT